TGGCGGTACAATTTACTCTTTAGTATTTAGAAATCAGGGAATCAAAACATTTGAAATAGAAAAAGACGAAATAAACTATTTCTTTACTATTCAATCTAAGGCTAAGAAAATAGATTTTGTATATGAAGGTAGCGTGTTTGAATTCTTTGACTTTAAAAACAAGTTAAGCGTAGTAACAAGGCATCAATTTATTGAAGGTTTAAAACGTGGTGTAAGATGAAAGTAAGACGTAATTTAACACGGTATCACCACCAGCCTTTAATGGTTAGGAATTTAAGAGTAGCAAAATACTGGAGAAGAAAATTAATAATAAAAACAATAAACAACGAATTTGATTAATTATGAAAGTATATTATTTAACTGAAGTAGAAAGAATCCACGATCAACAAACAAATTTAACGTATTACAGAGCGTTTTATTCAAATGGATTATTAGAAATAGACGAAGTATTTGAAATTAATTCTGCAATACCAACAGTAATTATAAAATAAAAGTAAAATGAAAAAAGTATTATTTATCGGATTAGCTTGTTTAAGTTTAACCAGCTGCTCAAAAGAATGTAATTGCGGAACTATTACAAATGATGAAATAATTTTAGATGCAAATAACAATACGTGTTATACGTTGACGGTTAGGAATTCGTGTTCGGGTAATTCTAAGACTTGGTGTTTTGATTACTCGGTATGGTTTGAAGGAAATGTAGGTGAAAATTTTTGTGTTACGAATGTAGATAGTTGGTAATTAAAAAATAATTAGTATATTTGTGAACGGTTACGTCTGACACTATATAACCGAAAAGAAGTTATTAGCCTTTTAAATGAATGCGAAGTCAGACGCGCAGGATTTTAAGAGGCTTTTTTATTTTATATAAAAATGGCAAAAGATAAAAAAGGATTTATTTTGTATTGTGATGTTATTCACACCGTTGAAAAGTTAACGGATGAACAAGCTGGTAAATTGTTTAAGCATATTTTAAAGTATGTAAATGACCAAGACCCTATTCCTGAAGATATAATTACGGAAATAGCATTCGAGCCTATTAAACAAAGTTTAAAACGTGATTTACAGAAATACGAAGGTATTCGAGTAAAGAATAAAGAAAACGCATTAAAGCGATGGAATGCGACCGCATCCGAACGCATACCAACGGATACCAAAAATGCCGATAGAGATAGAGATAGAGTAATAGATAAAGAAATAGATAAAGAAATAGATAGTATAGAAGAACGTAAAAGCAAGTTTTACGTTTCGCTTTCTTTGTTTGTAAATGAGTATCCTAAAAAAATGCTACGTGAATTTTACGATTACTGGACTGAACACGGAGTTAAAGATAAAAAGCTTAGATTTGAAAAAGAAAAAACATTCGGTATAGAACAACGTTTGCGAACTTGGTATAATAGAAACCCTAAACAATACGACCAAGACAACGACCCTAACCCGCCCGAATATTATATAGCTAAAGCACAAGGATTATGTTAAAAACAGCTGGAGACTCAATAGACTATTTATTGAACTACCGTAATGGTAAAATAAAACAAGGTTTAGAAATAGGATGCGATTTAGATAATTATTTACGGTTTAAACCTAAACAACTAAATATTATTTTAGGACATGACAACGTCGGCAAAACGTATTGGATAAATTGGTACTTTTTAAATTTAGCACTAAAACACGAATTAACGTTTTGCATCTGGAGTGGTGAAAATCAAAAAGGTCAAATATTACGTGACTTAATTCAAATGTATTCAGGTCAACAATTTAAAACACTTACTGAAGACGAAATAATGACTTATTCAACTTACTTAGAACAATACTTTCAATTTGTAGATAACTCAAAACTTTACAAGCCTGAAGAATTGTTAAAGATATTTGAAGATAGTAATTGCAAAGTAGGTTTAATTGACCCGTTCACGGGTTTAGATAGGCAAATGACATACGAAGGTAACTATGAATTTATGAATAAAGCGCGGCAAATGGTTAATTTTACGGGAATGACGTTGTACATAAACACGCACCCGAATACTGAAAGCGGTAGGGGTGCAAATATTTACATGGAAGGCGAATGGAAGGGTAATTTAAAAGCGCCGTTAAAAGACCACATTGAAGGCGGTAAAGCATTTAGTAACCGTTGCGACGATTTCTTTGTAATTCATCGATTAGTAAAAGACCCTATAATGAAATATTCAACTTGGATTAACGTAGAAAAAATAAAAGACGTTGAAACGGGTGGCAAACATACTGGATTAAACGAACCCGTAATGTGTAATTTTAATTCGGGTTTAGGATTTGTAATTGGTAATGTTGACCCGCTACAAAAACACCGACCTAAAAGCGTAAAATCAAATAGTTTTCCTGTACGTAAACCTGATATTGTAAACGGAAAAGAATTACTTTCGTTTAGCGAACGAATGAAGCAAGGCGCATTTGAAGAATTAAAACCAATTGAAAACGAAAATGGCGAAATGACTATGCCATTTTAAATTAAGAAATATGAAAACATATATTATTTTAGATATTAATGGATTAATAAAAATTGGAAAATCAATTGATTTCAAAAGTAGATTTTCACAATTAAAAACAGCAAACCCGTATATTATAGATTCATTTTTAATTGATGGAGATTGTGAAAAGGAATTACATAAATATTATAATTATTATTTAGTAAATGGAGAATGGTTTGATTTAAGAAAAGAGTTTTTTGAGTCAAAATCTATTATGAATTTTAAAACTTGGATATTTCATGAAATAAAATTAACAGCTGAATGTTTGGCAAATAAAAAAATAAATAATTTAATTGAAATACGCTGCAATAGAAATTTTATAAAATAAAGAATTATGATTGAAATGATAAAACGTAAAGCGGGTTTAAACGTACTTTACTGGAAAATAAAATTTAGTTTAGATAATATCAAAGAAAAACACGAACACCGTAAAGACTTAATTGAATCAATGGAAAAAAGTTTAACCGAAGTAGGCGAAGCGGTGCAATACTTAAACCACGTAGATAAAATGTTAATGGCTACGAATAGACGAAACCACGAATTAGAACTTGAAAACATAAAGCTAAAACAAGAAAATAAGAGTTTGAATAAGCATTTAGAAATGTTAATAAGCGGTGAAATATGAAGCCAAGAAAATGTAAGTATTGTAAACAACCCTTTGAACCGTCCGTGTTTTTGCAAAAAAATTGCTTCGACCCGAATTGCGTAACTGAATGGATAAACGACGTAAAACAAAAGAACTGGCAAAAGAAAAAAGCGAAGTTAAAAGCCGATTTAATGACTATTCAGGACTATATAAAATTAGCGCAGCAAGTATTTAATAAATATATTCGTTTACGTGATGCCGGGAACGTTTGTATTTCGTGTCAAAAAAAGCCATTAAAAGAAAATGCTGGACACTTCTACAATGCTAATAATCATTGGTCGGTACGTTTTGACGAACGCAACGTGCATCTTCAATGCGAACACTGTAATACTTTTCTTTCAGGTAACTTAATTTACTACCGTGAAAACCTATTAAAGAAAATAGGAATAGAAGAATTTGAGAATTTAAGCGCTGAAGCTACAAAAACACGAAAGTACACGATCGAGGAACTAAAAGAAATTATAGCAACTTATAAAAAAAAGATAAAGAATTTTGATATATAGTTGTTATATTAATAATTTATATTACTTTTGACAAACATAAAACAAATAAGTATGGAAATTAAAGTAAAATGGATTTACCCAACTAAGGTAAAAAACAAGTATGGTTACGTTTACAATTATTTTTACGTTCGTAGAAATAGGCAGTACCTTTATTCAAGTCAAAGGTTGGAAGATGCGCAAGACTTTGTAATTCGATATGCTCAAAAGAATAACATTAAAAACATTTACAAATGATTACGGGGTTTGAAGAACACACCAGCGAATTAACAGCTGAAGAAATGGAAATTTTGCATTTAGTAGTAAACGGTTTTAGACACTACAAAAAGACGAACCCGATAAAGGCGGAGTTAATAGTTACTCGAATGAATAACTACCTACAAGAAAACGGATATAAAATAAGACTAACGCAACCACGTTTACGAAAGTTAGTAAACTATATTCGTACAAATAGCTTAATACCCCTAATAGCAACGTCACACGGGTATTTTACAAGCGATTGTAAGCAAACTATACTTGAACAAATAACAAGCCTTCAGGAACGAGCTAATTCAATTGAGAATGCGGTGCAAGGTTTAAAGAAATTTTTATGAAAGTAACGGATAAAATAGAAATAACAAACGAAGATAACATGGAGTTAATGGCACGTTACCCAGATAATTACTTTGATTTGGCAATTGTAGACCCGCCTTATGGGATTAATGCAGATGAAAACGCTTTTAAAAATGGTGTAAATTGTAAAGCTAATGGTTTTAAAGAACATAAAAAAGGCAGTTGGGATAATTCAATACCAACAAAAGAATACTTTAATGAGTTAAAAAGAGTTTCTAAAAATCAAATAATATGGGGCGGTAATTATTTCACTAAATTTTTAGACCCAGTAATGAGTTGGATAATTTGGGATAAAATGCAGTATAATTTTTCATTTTCACACGGTGAAATGGCTTGGAATAGTTTTAATAGTAAATTATTAATTTTCAAATATGCAAGGGGAAATGAAAGTGGATTTGCACCAAAAATAAAAGTAGGAATGAAACAAGGTTTAAATATACATCCAACACAAAAACCAATTGCTTTATATAAATATTGTTTAGAAACTTTCGCAAAGCCTGAAGACAAAATTTTAGATACTCATTTAGGTAGTGGAAGTATTGCGATAGCGTGCCATGATTATGGTTTTGAACTAACGGCTTGTGAATTAGATTTAGAATACTACGAAAAGGCGGTTGAACGAATAAACAACCACGTAGCGCAATTAAAATTATTTTAATTATTTTTTTTTAAAACTATTGTTATATTAAAAATTAATATTAAATTTGTAAAAATTAAACAAAGTTATATGAAACATTTATTAAAATCGCTGGCGGCGTTCCAGCAAGAAGTGAAAGTAATTCACAAAGCGACACAAGGGTACGGATATTCCTATGCTGATTTACCTAAAATTTTTGATGAAATAAACCCGTTACTACAAAAACACGGATTAGGATTCACGCAATTAATAAACACTAAAGAGGGTGTTAACTATTTAGCCACGGTAGTATTTCATGTAGAAAGCGGTGAACAAATAGAAAGTAACTGCATGATCCCATACGTACAACTAAAAGGAATGAATGATTTTCAAAGTTTCGGTTCTGGAGTTACGTATTTTCGTAGATATTGTTTGAGTTCGATGTTAGGTTTAGTAACGGATAAAGATACGGACGCTTCAGGAGAACAAGTTAAAACAAAGAAAAAGCCTAAAATTGACAATGATAGACTTGAAAAAGCAATTGCAGCCGTTAAAAGTGGTAAATATGAATTAGCTGATATACCATTAAACTTTGATTTAACTGACGAACAAATAGAAATGCTTGGGAAAATATGAAAGTACGTTGTTCACAAATCGGCAAAATAATGACGAACCCCCGAACAAAGGGGGAACGTCTTTCTCAAACTACCAAAAGCTATATTTTAGAATTAGCAATACAAGAAAAATACGGAATACACAAAGAGTTCTGGAGTAGATACACGGACAAAGGAAACGAAGTAGAACCAGAAGCGATTAAATTAACTGAAAGTGTTTTAGACGTAGGCTTTATTTACAAGAATGAAGAACAATTTTCTAATGAATGGGTAACTGGTAAACCTGATGTAAACACGGACGTACTGATTGATGTTAAAAGTTCTTGGGATGCGTTTACGTTTTTTGACAAGGTAATAGAAAACGAACTAAATAACAAAGATTATTACTACCAGCTTCAGGGTTATATGTGGCTAACTGATAAACAAGAGGCTTTGTTATGCTATTGTTTAATCGATACTCCTAAACAAATTGTTGACGATGAAGTTAGAAGGGAACACTGGAAACAAAATGTAATAGGAGAAAGCGACGATATAAGAGCTTTTGTAGAAGATAAGCATACATTCGGACATATACCTAAGGAAAAGCGTGTTAAAACGCACGTAGTAAAGCGTGACGATGATGTTATCGAAGCTATTAAAACACGAATTGAAGAATGTAGAGAATACTATAACAACTTAATTCAATTAATATGAATCCTGAAGTTAACCAAGAAATACAAGAATTAAAAAAAGAACTAAAAGAATTAAACCAATTAGTAAAAGCCTTGCTAACGGTAACAGACGAGGGCGGAACGGTAAACGCTGATTCTTTAGTAATTAAAATGTTAAAAGTAAAAATAAATAAAAAGTAAAATGGAACAAAAAAACTACGGTAGTCTATCTACCAACAAATTTAAAAAACAAGATTCACACCCTGATTTTAAAGGTAGTATAACAATCAACGGAATTAAGTACGAATTAGCTGGTTGGAAAAAACAAGGCGACAACGGAGCTTATATAAGTTTGAAAGCGCAAATACCAAGCGATAATCAAAACGCGGTTAAACAGCCTGAGCCACAGCCTAAAAACGATATGTCCGACTTCTTAAATGATTTCTAATGAGTTGCGAAAACATTAGGCCAACAAAAAAAACAAAGTGTAATGATATGCCTATTAACAATCAGAGTTTAAAAATTGATTTTCAAACAATGGAAATAAAATTAGGGGAAACTACATTGGGTAAAATAACGGGATTTATTGTTAATAACGGTATTTATGAGCAAAGAATTGATATAAACACGGAAAATTTAAAAAATGAAAGCAAGTAAAATAATAGCAAATAGCGACGAGTTAACGCGTAAAATGTTACGGGACTACCTACAAAAACACGAACTATCTTTAAATGCTTTTTGTTTGGATGCTAAATTGCACCAGTCAAATATTCACACGTTTTTAAACGGCAAGTCTTTAACAAGTAA